TTCCTAACGGGAAGACTGTTAAGCCTTTTGCGTACATGGACGCACGTATCGCTCGTGGTCGTATGTTGTCACAGTCATTCAAGACAATGAGAACCCTTCAAGACGAGCGTCTAGTCGGGGCATTGGATAACTTTGACAAGTCAGATATGACTGAAGCGGCTCGCTCTGCTGAACTGCAACGACTAATAGAAACTCAAGAAGGTGGTGACATCTTGTCAGTGCCAGATGAGGCTATGGCGTTTATGACACCAGCAGACTTTGGGACAACTAGCGGTTCACTGGAGAGTATGTTTGAGCGTGACGCTGACATCATTCAACAGATGATGGGACGTAAAGGTGCAGACGAAGTTCTTGAAGCATACTTAGTACAGCAGGCAAACGATATGATCGTAGCTCTGGACGGTGGCCTCGACGAGTTCGTTAATATGTTCAACCGTAACTTCAACAAGACAGGCTCCGTTGCTCCGAACATTGATAAGACTGGTCGCGTATACAAGGCAGGCAACATGAAGGCCAAGAGATACGCAAAGGCTGTCAGTAAAAAGAACGAGCGTCTGGCTAAGACATTGCTAGAAAGCATAATGAAAGCACAAGACGAAGTGTTTGGTTCTGCTGAAGTGGATGTTGTAGACCCAGTAGTTAATGCTTCTCCAAAGACGATAAGCACTAATGAGCTTCTGGAAAAAATCAGAGCGGTTGGTTCTAACACACCAGAAGTAATAGAGATGAAGCAAGAAGTCTACACTCGTATGCAGGCTGGCCCTTACACTAAGCCTTTCAACGAGCTTAACGATGCAGAGCTTGAGGCACTAAGGTCTATCAAGTCTGTCCCAGATGCACGCAAAGTCTACGACGAAGCAATGGTGACTGGCGAGTGGGACAAAGCACAGACAGCTATCAGCTACTTAGCTAACAAGACTGAGAACCCTATTAAGGTAAAGTCTAGTATAGTTGGTCGTGCGCTGGACATCGAGACCAAACAACGTAGCACAGTAGATGCCATGAACGGTGTGCCAGGTGATGCGCCTGCCACTATCAAAGAGGTTCTTGGTAAGATTACTCACCGTAACAAGAAGGTTGAGTACACTTCTCGAACAATGCTTTATCGTATGCTTAACCTAATGGGGCGCACAGCTACCGACTTGGTTGAGAACAACACTACGTTTATGAGTGTCCAAGACCTTTATAAGTTATCTGGAGAGGTAGCTCCATCTGGGACTAAAGCGGCTTTCGCTGAGACTGCCCGACTAAATGGTGCGCCATTTAACTCTCTTCGCAAACAGATGCGTACCTTTGCTATTGGTATTAACGAAGGTAATGCTGACCCTGTAGATATGATGCACGAAATCGGACACATGATTAGTCGTTCGACATTTGAAGATATCGACAGAGACCACATGTTACAAGGCTTCAAGGAAGCAATGGACAAGAACGACCCTGCCGCTCTAAAGATAAAGGAGTTGTACGGAAAGGTGGACGGATACAAAGACAGCGACGTAGCAGAAGAATGGTTTGTCGAAAGCTGGGGTCAGTGGATGGCAGAACGAGTGGCTAAAGGAGATATCTTTAATGTCCGTTATGGCGATGGCGGTATGGCTGACTTAACTGTTAAAGGATATTTAAGTCAACTTGCTGACAGGCTTTATGAGTTCACTGCTTATGTACTAAACGGTATGATAGGTCGTAAGTCAATGAAGCAGATGTATCGTCAGATGACATATCATGGCGACATGTTTGCTAAGAAGCGTACATCAACACCAATCAAAAATGCTGTGAACACTTATCAGTACCCAACAGTTAGTGCATCACTAGCACCAGCTTACGGTAAAGATATTGTTAAGAGTTTGGGTAGAGAGAAGGAGCTACTACTAAGAGAGTTCCTTGGACTTGACCCTGATGAGAACATTGCTGATCACGTTATGTATCACGGCACTCCTGTCATTGATGAGTTCAATAGAGCCAGAAACCCTGATGCTTATATACGTCCATCAGAAGATGGCATGTACGGTGAAGGCACTTACACCACTAACAATCCTCAGTACGCCGAAGGCTATGCCGATGGCACTAGAATGGACGCTTATAGAAACGTCGTAGAGAAGTTAGAAGGTGACAAGAAAGCGGATGCCGAAGCACTCATATCAAAAATGGATGAAGAGCAAAGGTTCCTAGAAGAAGAAAGCTGGAAGGCTGGAGACGACGAGCTAGGTGCATCACGTATAGCAGACTACACTGCACGTCTTGAAGCGACTAAGGAAGCCTTCGCAAGACTTACAGGTAACAAGTCTATGGGTGGCGTTATCCCAATGTTCGTAAGAACAAAGAAGCACTACCGTTTCACCAGTGACACAATGTTCCAATATGGTACTGGAGACAAAAGCGATATCTCTCACATGTTAGCTTCCGCGCAAAACGGTGGGTACATCTCAGGAGATAGCCATCGTGCTTTAGCAGAGTTAATTCAGCAAGGCGACGGCATGTCAGGTGATGTGTTTTATTCTCGCTTATCGTCTGAGATGACTGACCCTAACGCTCGTTCTGTTCAAACCAGAACGCACGAAGAAGATTTAATGGGTCGTAAGAAACTATCTCAGTTCCTAAAGTCCGAAGGATACGAAGGTATTATTGCCGACGTTGGCTTTGGTGAGAAGCTACGTGAAGTAGTGACGTTCAATCCTAACCACATGAAGCACGTAAACGCCGACGTATTCGACAGCGACAGACGCGGCATGTACTACAGCGTACTTGGTCAGCCAGGCACAGTTGGAGTAGGTGGTGAAGTCTTGTCCAGCATGGCTATGAAACAGAGAACCATTGGTGTCGATGACATGGTTGGCGTTGCACGTAAGATGCAAGAGGCTGGCGTGCCAGACCTAGTAAAGCCATTACGTAGGATGATACGCAAGGAAGCCCCAAGCGCAGAAGACATTGACACAGTTCGCAAGAACTCATCAGTCTTCAGTTACTTCCGTGAGAACAGCCAACGTCTACGTGAGATGGGTGCTAGTTGGATGGGTGACTTTATCAAACCTGAAAATGGTACAGGCCTTTACGAGAGGCACGACGTAGACTTGAGCGATAAAGTTCTGCCAATTTATAACGCACTAAAAAGCCTGCCCGACAATAGTGGCTGGGCAAAGCGTTGGGCAAGACGTTCAATGTCTTTCTTACCTAACAAGTTCACTGGCAAAGCAGACCTAGAGAGTTCACCTCAGTCTCACCAAAGAATACTTGGTGCTATACGTAGAGGTGAGATGGCTGTACGTGAACTAAATAATCAAGAGCAAGGCGTGGCTAGACAGATCATCTCAGCTTTTGAAAGTGAGCGAGAGCGTATGCTTGAAGCTGGCCTTCCAGTTGGTGATAGCCGTCGTAGTAGTGGAGACTTCTATGTACCACAGCAGTGGGATATAGAACTTATGCGTTCCAATCCGAAGAAGGCGAAGGCCGCATTTGCTCAATACTTCTTTGATGAAAGCAGGAAGATGGACTTCGAGGATGTTCCGTTAGACCCGTCTGCGGCTAACAGAAAATCTGAAGAGTTTATCAACACGTTGTTGGATACTGACGGCGAGACATATGGTGACGACGTTCTACGTCGGGCTGTTGGCGATCCGTTCTACAACAGGGTTATCAACCTAGAGCCAGGCCAGTACGACTTCATGGAAGAGTTTCTGGTAAACGACTTAGATGGTTTGATTGCTTCTTACTTTGACAGAACTACAAGGAAGGTTGCACTAACAAAACAGTTTGGTGCGGCGGGTCATGGCTTCTCATCATACATAACCACTGCCACTCAAGGCGTGGATGGTGCTGTCAAAACTCTGATGTCAAACAAGAAGGTTGTCTACAAGTACAGACAGTATCAGGAAGAAGCACCTATCGAACAGTTGGTTGTGCCAGCACTTAAAGACAACCATGCTAACATTAAGCAGATGCTTGAAGAAGCAAAGTTTATGATCCAAGAAGACAAGAGCGTGGAAGGCGCACGTAACCTTATCTTGTCTAAGTTCGAGGCTCCTGACCAAGCTGACCCTAATCTTCGTGTAAGGGTTGATAGCATAGTCAATGCCATGAAGGATTACCCTGATGGCAATATGCCTGAGAGTGCTAAGAAGCTCGCAGAGAACATGACGGACATTATGAACAAGCGTCCTCTTGTTAAGTTCTCAGATGCTAAAGTGCCTTACTTAGTTTCACGAAACGTGAAAGCCTTTAACTCAATCTCGTTGTTGGCCTTTACAACTCTCACCTCACTTGGCGACGTAGCGTTACCGCTCGTCCGTTCAGGAAACATGGGTGCGTTCTTAAAGGCTCAGAAGCAATGGTATAGTGTTGACCCATCTTATCGCGCCGCCGCAAAGAATATCGGCGTTGGTGTAGAGAACTTGATGCACGATAGAATGGTGCAGATGGCAGGGGAAGGCTCTCAAAAGGTACAGAACAGCTTCTTTAACTTTACTCTTCTTACACCTTGGACAAACATGCAACGTGAGATTGCTGGTCTTGTAGGGTTCGAGGCGTTTAAGTCTGAGATAGCTAAAGCCCGAAGACTAGCGTCAGCAGGCAAGCAAGGTAGTAAGTCGTTCAAGGCATCTGAGCGTTTCTTGAAGCGTTACGGTATGACTGGAGAGAACGCTAGTACAGACTTCCTTTCCTTCGATGCACCAGTGTTAAATGATATACGTGACACTGACCTTATGTCTAACAAGCAGTTGCGTTATGCACTAATGCGTTTCACTAACGAGGCTATCTTCACACCTAACCCGAATGACATACCTACGTGGGCGCAAACCCCGTGGGGTTCTATGTTCTTCCAGTTGAAGAGCTTCCAGTTGATGATGGCTCGTATGTCAAAGCATGTATACAACGAGGCAATTCAGGGTAATCCTTACCCTGCGATGTACTTGGCGACTGCTGGTGTTGGCATGGGTTACGCTTCTGCGGGCATTAAAGATATTGTCCAGTCTCGTGGTGGTGAAGACAACGAAAGTCGTGAGCTACGTAAACGTAAGCTGACCAATAGCCCACTAGGTACAATGGCTGAGAGCATGTTCGGTCTCGAAGAAGGCAGTGACAACGATCAGATAATGGGTAACTACCTAGAAGGTATGATGGCTATTGGTGGTCTGGGTCTATTCGGTGAGCTTCTCTACAATACAGCAGAGCAGGCAGACAACGGTAAGTTCGGCTTTGTCAGAACAGCGGGTGCCATCTTTGGCCCAGCCGTAGGTACAGCAGAAGATGCTTACGACGTATTTGTAGCAGGCCCAATGGGTGCCTTTGACGACAAGGCGGCACGCCGAAGAGAAGCAGTACGATCAGTCATAGGCCGTATCCCGATTGCTGGTGGCATACGTGGTTTCAAAGAGGATGTTGTTGACAGCATCGCTGGAGAAGCTGGCAGTGGCAACAAGAAGTCTGCATCTAAGCTGGGCTTTGCAGGGGGCAGTGGGTTCAGCGGCGGTGGATTTGGAACGGAGGGTTTCTAATGTTTAAGGCAATACTTCTGATATGTGTCATGGGAGACAATAGCAACTGCATTGAACTTCACGACCAGAGAGGGCCGTACGAAACTAGAGAACGATGCGTTTCTCGCATACATGAGATGGGGCCGTTCGTTCATCAGTACATGCCAGGTTATCACCCTGTATCCTACAAGTGTAACAAGCTAGGTAAGGGCAGACTAACATGAGTGATGTCCTACTAAGGCACAAAGTCGGGCCACGTATAATGATGCTGGTTATGACGGCTATGTATATCCGCGTCATCGAATGGGGAATTTCTCTTGATGACATCAGCACCCAGCAGAGCGCAATGATTAGCGTTGTCAGTGGTAGCATGACAGGGGCGTTTGCAGTATGGCTCGGAAGCGAGAAGAAATGAAAGGACACTTCAAAAAGTACCTAGAGCAAAACAGATGCCCAAGGTGCTTGTGTCAAATGAAAGAAGTAGAAGTACATGGACACTTACAATGTAGTGTTTGCAAGTTCTATGTAGTCGAATGTTGTAACGGAGAGACAGATGATAACTGCACTGATAGGGCCACTGACCAGTCTGGCGGGGTCGTTCCTTCAGTCGAAGGTGGACAAACAGAAAGCTAAGTCAACTGTAGCCATAGCTGAAGCGACAGCTAAAGCAAAGGTTATGGAGACTGCGGCTACCCACGATAGTAAGTGGGAACTACTTATGGCGCAGGGTACGCAAGGATCGTGGAAAGACGAATTAGTTACCATTGTGGTTCTAATCCCATGCGTCCTAGTCTTCGTGCCTGGGATGGAGAACGTAGTTAAGTCGGGATTTGACAGGCTCAATGAGCTACCTGACTGGTACACAAATTTACTTTTAATTGTATGTACGGCGGCAGTCGGCATACGTGGACTAGATAAGTGGAGAAAGAAATGACATACGCATTATCAGCTAAGAGCTTAGACAAGTTAGTGGGTGTAGACCAACGCCTAGTTGATGTGGTCTGCCGAGCTATTGAGCTAACCGACGTAGACTTTGGTGTCATCTGTGGCATGAGAACTGAAGAAGAACAGAAGGAACTGTTCGACAAAGGTGCATCACAAACCATGAAGTCAAAGCATCTTGAAGGTAAAGCTGTGGACTTGTTGGCCTACGTAGGCGGCAGGCATACATGGGAACTCAACGTCTATGATGATGTAGCTGACGCTATTAAGAAGGCGGCAAAAGAACTCGGTGTCAAAATTAGATGGGGTGCGGCGTGGCACGTACACGACATTGCTGAGTTTGACGGGACGATGGAATGGGCCATGACAAGCTATATTGATGTCAGGAGATCAGAAGGCAAGAGGCCATTTATTGATGCTCCACACTTTGAAATATGGGGCGACTAATGCACGGCAAAGTAGTTTTAGGTATCAGGTCAGCAGGCAACGTCAAGCAATCTGAACGCCCGACGAAGTATGCCCAGGGTGGCAAGAAGGGCAACATGTTGACCAGGCCATGCCCGTGTATTCTAAAGAAGAAGGGTAAGAAGTAATGGCGACTAAGAAAAAGGCGACGAAGAAAGATGCTTGCTACAAGAAGGTAGCACGAGCGATGCCACAAAACTCAGCCTACCGCAGTGGTCACATGGTTAGGTGCCGAAAGGTCGGCGCAAAGAACTATAAGATTGGCGGTAAGAAGAAATGAAACAAGTAGCGACACGTTTGAATGAAGCTAGTGAAGTCACAATACCTCTTCGCAACCTGATAAGTATGATTGCTTTTACAGCCGTTAGTGTTTGGGTTTACTTCGGTTTAACGGAACGGCTGTCATTTCTTGAGCATGAGCAAGAGATGATGATGGTGGAGATAGAAGAGAACGACGATTGGATAGATGATTTCCAGCCACCAGCAGAGGTGAAAGAAAATATTAAGCGGGTCAGAGAGCTTGAGCTTGTAATAACTAAACTGAACATAAGAGTGGAGAGGCTGGAAGATGGCAGACAGTAAATGCAAACAACAGCTTGCTAGGGAAGGTGCAAAATCTTTTGGCAACAAAAGCGATAGACTGAGTAGCAACAGGTCTATGCACATAGCAAGATATGTGACAAGAGGCGTTCAGAAGAAGAGCTGTACGCCAGTAAAGAAAAAGAATTAACTTGAGGCATATATCATCGAACCAATTAGTACAGCTATCGCCGCTTTCGGCGCAATCAAAACTGGGATTGCCGCTGGGAAGGAAGTAACTTCTTTAGCTAAAGACATCGGTAAGCTATGGGGTTCTATAGACCAGATAAATAATGCCCACAAAAAAAAGAAGTCGTCTGCTTTTAGGAGTGTGGAAGAAGAAGCACTAACCACTTTCATGGACAAGAAGAAAGCGGAAGACATGGAGAACGAACTCCGTGAAATAATTTTGTACTCTCGTGGTATGGGAGCGTGGCAAGAGCTTGTCACACTAAGGGTTGAGATACGTAAGCAAAGAATAGAAGATGCGAAGATTGCCAAAAAGAAGCGCGACCAAATAGTAGAAATAGTATGCGTGTCTTTCCTTCTTATACTAGGCTTCGCCGCGCTAGTCGCGTTTGGTTACTTTTTAATAGGAGCGAAAAATGCCCTCAAGTAGTGACGGATTACGAAAGTGGTTCAGCCGTAATGGTGGTAAGGGATGGATAGACTGCAAGACTGGCAAGACTTGCGGTAGGCAGAAGGGTGAAAAGCGAAAGGGCTATCCAGCATGTCGGCCTACTAAGGCTCAGTGCAACTCATCTGCGAAGAAGAAGACTGGCCCGTCTAGGATAAGCTGGAAGAAATCCACCAAGCGTCGATAGCTTGTGTTAGTTGTTGAGGGGAATACCCAGTATTATCAACTACTAAATCAGCGTTCACACTACTAAGGTCAAGACCCTCAGACGAGTGACCCCCTTCTTTCTGATCGTTGCGTAGCAGTACGATCACCTGGGCGTTCAATCCCCGTACCATCTTTAACTCGTTCTGAAATCTCATGTCGTCTACTACTACGTTGGTGTTCATACTGAGGTGCTTGTCCACCAGCTTTTGCCACCTGTTCAGCCATAGATTTTCGCTTATCAGGGAGCGTCCCCATTCCGTTCCAAGACTTTGCATCGCCCATCGTGGTGTCTCTCCGTCTAGCAATTCACATGGCTCGTCTTTCAACTCGCCTTCAATGTGTCTGTCGTCAAGCCCTAGAGACCTCATCATATCTTTAATTGGTTGTGCAAACTTAACTTTAACAAACCCATACTTAGCGCACAGCATGTCAGCCGCTAGGGTTTTTCCAGAGCCAAGTCTACCAGCCAGTCCAATTACTTTAGGTCTCATCTGCTTCTCCAACATTATCTACTTTGTGTTTATATAAGTCGTCCTGTAGGTGACGCAGTTTATCTATGGCACGGTGCCTCTCTGCGTTCAGCCCTTCACGTTCTTTTGCATCTTGATTGCATTGCTCAATCTGCCACTCGACATCGCGTATGCGGTCTCGTATCCGAAGGATTTTATGCTCAAGTTCCAATTCAATTTTTTTTTGCATTTTCCCTCTCCGCTTGATGTATCAATTCCGCTAGGCGTTTGTTTAAGTTTGCCTCACGCTCGTTTCTTTTTTCACTCTTCTGCATGTAAAGAACTTCTTGTGCTTCCTTGCACAATTTCTTGAACCCTCTTGCTACCCACATGTCACTGCACTTGGCAATGGCAGGGGGTATAGGGCCAGACCATCCACTAGCTTTTTTCATACGGAATATACCTTACCCAGTCCTGACAAGTTTCAACGCAACCCTTCTTGCATGTCCACTCTGCGTTAGTAGTAGATGCGGTAGCATTGCCGCATGTCTTAATGGTTTTCTCTGCTGGTTCTTTACCTTGCCAGCAAGCATCTCTCTTGAAGCAACCCCTGCATCTCCAGTCACTCTCGTCTATTGACAGCTTCTTACCGTGACCATTGATTACGTCTTCTACCTTCTGCTTCAATGAATTGTAGTAGAAGATATCAAAGTCTATCCATTGGTGGTGGTAGTCAGAGTTATTCTTATTGTATGATACGAGGATAGCCCTCTTCATATCTGACAAACCCATTAGGTATTGCATCTGAGCATAGTAAGTCGGGTGGCTAGAGCGCACACCTTTCTTAACAAACTCTTTGAACTTGGCATCGTTCATAGATTTAATCTCTACGATTGCTGTGCCTTCTTCTGTCTCAAGTATACCGTCAGCATTACCCATAGCATGACCGTGGTAGTCAGTGTATCTCCACTGCTTGCCAGTCATCGGGTCTTTTTCCATTACATGAATACCAGCTTTGGTTAGGTCGGACACCACAACGTACTCGATCCTATGACCATCTCTGAAGATACGCTTCAGCCTTTGGTCGGGCGGGTTGTTTGGGTATCCTCGATGAGAAAATGAGAGCATGGCGGTACAGTCGTGGCCTACACTACTAGCACCAATGTATGCTCTGGCCTTTTCCTTTTCATCTTTTTCCCAGAACTCTGTTATCAACTTCGTGATATCCATTAACTTTTTTCCAATGCAAGAAAGACTAACCTGATGTGAAGAGGGGGGCCGAAGCCCCCCGTTAAACTACCTAGACTAAAACGGAATGTCGTCGTCGAGGTTGTCTTTCGTCTGCGCTGTAGCAGAAGCTACTGATGCACCCATAGGGTCACGCATAGCTTGAAGATTAAAGTCTCCATCAACATCTTTTGCTGACTTGTACTTCTTAATCTTCATGCTTGTCTTGCCGTTGTACTCGGATGTACCGACGTACACACCAAAGACTAAGCCCTTCATCACAGACACATCGTCGTCGGGGAACGGGTTGTCTGGATTGTTGTGACCACCGTGAATAAGCATTGCCTTTAGATTAGACAGACCAATCTCTGCGTTCTTCGGGTAGTTAGGATTGTGTACTACGATCCAGTCTTTGATAGTCTTCTTACCATCAACAACCTCGCGCATAAGAACTTCGATCTGAACCGCACCAGTTGGTTTGGTTACAGACTTAGCTTCAGTTACTTCTACGATGTGGTTGCCTTCTGGCAGTATTGAGTTTTCTGATACCTCAACATTTTTGAGGTTCATGCTATTAAATGTGAAGCTCATTATTCACTCCCTTTTGCTTTGTTAAATTCCTCGTCTTCCATATCCATCTTTTTGAATAGGGCAACGAGACTTCCTGTCTGTTCAACAGGTCTTAGACGGCGACGTTCATCACGAACCTTGCCCTTCCAACCCATGTACTCTTCAGTAACTACATACCTTATTACCTTGCCATCACCTGATTGGTTATTAGCGTCGGCGGTATGGCGTACACCACAGAATACATTGTCGAAAATTCCTGGTAGCTGTTGTTGAGACTGCTTACCAGATACCATAGGCCAATACTCAACATTGCCCTTATCGTCTTGCCCCTCTTTAGCGAGGGCGGTAACAAGAAAGTGGCACGGCATATCTCGCATAGCCTTACATGCACCTATAAGATTTTTTGCATGGTCAGAGAATATCTGAAAACCGTTCACCGCTTTGCCAGCCTTCTTAGCTTCCGCATCTGCTTTCTCTCCGCAGTGCTTCATGCTCATGTCGCTGAGTTCGGTGAGGCTATCTACTCCAATCCATTTGTAACCTTTAGATTTGAAGTCATCAGTCATCATCCACTTGAAGATATCAACAAAGCTGTAGCTACCTTCTTCTGGATTGGATGAGTTGCTCCATGAGGTAAAAGGTAAGTAGTCAATACCAGCGTCGCGGATAGAACTTAACCCACTCTCGCCAGATAAGATGAACCCTTTGCCAAAATGTTTTTGGTAGTGGGTAAACTGAGTAGTCTTACCCCATCCGTGATGCCCATATAGAAGTGTTTTCCTATAGGCTGTTGTGTGATCCGAAGTATTCATTGGTTCAAACATTTATCCTAGACCCCCTGTCTTTACTGATATTTTTACAGTGCCACCTTTTCTCGTCAGGGCAGGGAGTAGTTCTCTCTGCTGTCCTTCGTCGAGCGACTTAAACTTCCTCTTGTCAACTGAGTACGTGCGTCGCACAAACTCAGGTAGCGTAGTTGATGATGAGAAAATTGTTTCGAGAATTTCTTTATCCCATGACCACCGCTCTTGTCTATTGAGCGTTACCATGTAGCTTCCCGCTTGCTTATTAAACTCACCCGCATCGGCAGGGAACTCAACTTCAATTTTTGTTTTAAGAGTTTCGGCTTTCTCTACCAGTTTATCTATCTGGTTTACTAACCTTCCGTATTCTTCTGCCATCTTGGCTAGTCCTTCGACCTCACCTTGGCTCTCGTATTCTTCCCATGTATCCATAGGGCTACTCCTCTATCTGTTTTTGTTTCGGTGACTTAACATACCAAATACACATCGAAACACAACTGTCTTACATGTGAGAAAATGTAACAAAATTAAGACAACGCTGGTCAATAGACGTATCTTAGACTTATAAAGATGGGTAAAGGAGAATTAACTATGTATACCTTCGATGTACGTCAGCTAGTTGACGACTGTGGGGGAGCGAATGAGGTGGCGAAGGCCACAGGCAAGAGCCGAACACAGCCATATAGGTGGGTGAAGACCAACACAATAACCACCGACATACTAGCTAGACTAGCCTATGCAAACCCAGACTTAAACTTACACAAATATTTACAGGATGAAACTAATGAACGAAGAAACAACGAAGTGGCGTAACGCTTTATATAATGCTTCGATTGAGGCTGTCGAGAGAGGGTGGTGTATAATCCCCCTCTCTTTGCAGAGCAAGAAGCCTTTAATCGGATGGAAGAAATATCAAACCGAAGCCACCACAATGGAAGAAGTTGAAGAGTGGTTCGAGAATGGTGTTACAACTGACAATGGTAATGTAGTACCAGTATTTAATATGGCACTCGTCACTGGTTCTATCAGTGGCGTTATTGTTTTGGACTGCGATAACGAGCAGTCAGTAGAGTATGCAGAGAAGAACAATATAACTTCTCCTTTCATTGTGCATACAGCACGAGGTCGGCATTACTATTTCTCGCACCCTCAACACGGTCAAAGATTTGGCAACAACGTCGGCGGCGTAACGAGAAACTGGCCTGACCTTGAAGGCTTAGACCTTCGTGGAGATGGTGGCTACGTCGTGATGCCCCCATCAATCAAACTTAAAGACAACAAAGTAGTTCATAACTACTACATGGAACTTGGTTATGGGTTGAACCTTGATGACTTAGAAGACCATGTGTGGAAGGGCGCACCCGATCAGGTTGTTGCACCTCAAGTCGGTGAGTTCAAGTTCGGCAATCTAAATCTATCTAATGTAAAGATGGCGAAGGTCGAGGACACACTCCCAGTATATGATCAGGTCAAAAGAAGAGTGGCTCACTTAGGTCACAAGCTACAAGAAGGTGACGGCACAGACATATGGATGGTTCGTTACATAGGGCAGAAGGTTAGGCAAGGTTTATCAACAGATGACTTGCACTTATCAGTAGCTAAATTTCACGACGAATTTTTTGACAGCACTGGGTATGACCAAGGACAGACAGAGGCTTGGATACAAACCAAGATACGTAGTGTCGTTGAAATGGATAGAAGACAGTATCCAGAAGACTACGACAAAGAAGGTCTTCGTATTGTTAAGGTAAAGGAAGCACCAAAGCTAGGAAGACTTGTACCTATTCGTGGTACAGATGTTGACCGCTTGATTGATACGCTAGGTGAGACAAGCTATTGGGCTGACCCTGTTATACCTTCTGAGACAATCACTCAGGTTGTGGGGTACAACGGTCACGGCAAGTCATTCTTCCTACAAGGTATGCTAGTCAGCCTTGCGTCAGGCAACGAAGCCTTCGGCCCATTCGGTCAGAAGCCAGCCAAAGTGTTGTACTTAGATTACGATAACCCTAGTCGCACAGTCCTATATAGATTTCGCAACTTCATCAATATGTTTGGTGACTGCGGTGACAACTTTAACATGTGGTCGCCATCTCTTATATCAGCCGACGATGGTGGAGAAATGAACTTAGGAACTGAGGCAGGGTTCCAGTTACTAGGTGACTGGTTGGAAGTAGTGAAGCCAGACATCGTAGTCATTGACACAGTACGTAACGCCTTCGGTGGTTTGGAAGAAGCAAACGCGGCAGAATGGTTCAAGGTAAACCACGTAGCTAAGTCAATCAGAACTAAATTCAAAGCAAGTGTGGTATTAGTACACCATAGAAACAAACCAGGTGAGGGTGGACTAGGTAGGGAAGCTGGGTCAACAGCGCAACTTACCGACATCGACACACAAGTCATGGTAACTCAGGTCTTTCGTGACAAACAAGTAGCGAAGACTAAGGCTGGATTGCATGATGCTGACCTATCAGTCACAGCATTTGATGGAACAATCTATTCAGCTACTACATTTTTAGAGAGACAGTTGGAAGCAGACAGTCGCTTGAAGATGGTTCAGCAAATATCATTCGGTAAAGTAAGAACACAAACTGAACTGCATAGAACTTATTATATAGGTTGGGCAGAGAGATTGGTTGATGGCACCGAGTATCTAGTACATACACCATCACCTAAACAGCAAGCTGTCTGGTTACATATTCATAAAGGAATGTCAGTTGAAGATGTAAGTCGGAAGCTGAGTATCCCGAAGTACGAGGTCGAAGCATGGTTGGTAAACACTACTGTATAGTACGAACTATACTGTTACGGAAAGCGACAAGGCCGTTTAGGCCTTGGCGTTTGTACTGTTCTGTTCTGTAAGAACATTATACACAAAGATATAGGGAAAGGGTCAAGAGAGAAAATGTAGCAATATCGCAACCCCTTGGTGGGGTTGCTCTTTCAACATGGAGAAACAATGAATAGAAAACCGATCACTGATGATGATCGGGAAGCTCTCTCTAATATGTTGGATGATGGATTTACTTATAAAGAAATGGCCTCGTACATGGAGGTCTGCACTGATACACTAAAACGCATACTCGTCCGCGAGGGGCTTGCCGAATTTGATGGGGCTAAATACGCAGTGGCACCATCCCATAAATCCCAGATGAAGACTTGGGATCGTGACTGCTTGAAGTGTCGTAAGAAAAATACGATGCCTAAGTGGCAGTACATTTGCGACAAATGCAAACAACTTAATGAAAGTCAGGGCATAGCTGACGACTTCATCTTCTCAGATGTAAGCGATGCTACTCCTATGACTGAAAGACTAGGGTCGTACAAGTTTCACGGCCTATCACCACACGGCAAAGAGAACCGTGGAACAGGAAAGGCTAAGAAATGAGCAAGCAAAAGCGTAAGGGCGATGGATACGAAAGAGAATTAGCTAAGTGGTTAGACCATTGGCTGTTCGATGATGCGGGGTACATACATCGTGCGCCACTATCAGGCGGCGGGCGTAATAACTTTGGTGGCGGGGAAGCCGACTTAAACGGCGTACCCTTTATGTGGGTAGAAGCCAAGAGAACTGAACGCTTCAGTCCTTACCCAGCAATGGAACAGGCTGAACGTGGTATCGAGAAGTCTCGTAGTCGTGACATCCCTGTAGTAATTAACAGAAAGAATAACATGGACACAGCAGAGAGCTTAGTCGTGATGAGACTGGGTGATTGGCTACCAATGTATAAGGCTTTCTTGTGGGAGATGGGTATCACTACTATGGAACCCAATGGTGAAGAGGCTGGTATGCAAATCATATTCACGCCCGACGAGGACGAACCCGAAGACAATGTTGTGCCACTATCAAAGAGCAAAACGAATTTGAAGTTGGTGGTAAACAATGGCGAAGAAGAGATGTAACGTCAAATTATCTGTAGGTCGTGGTGAGAAAAAGCCAGCCTCTAAAGGGGCTGGCCTTACAGCCAAGGGAAGAGCGAAGTACAACAGTAAGTGTGGCTCTAAACTCAAGGCACCACAGCCAGGTGGCGGTAAACGTAAGAACTCTTACTGTAAAAGGTCTGCTGGTCAAATGAAGATGCACAATATTAGTTGCTCGAAGACACCCAAGAAACGTATCTGCGCGGCCCGACGTAGGTGGGGATGTTAAATGGCTGGTATCCTGGGGGAAGCTATTGAAGATATGGTTCGGGATGAAGTGTCGCGTTGGTCTGCCCAAGTTTTGCAGAGGTCAGTTGACGTACACGTAATTGAAGAGTTTGATGATGTCGTTGAAATAATCAATGACAGGGAAAGAGACGACGTAACAGTTATCGCTTGGACTGAGTTTGACAATATGTCAGTGGATGATTTCTACAGCTTCATCGAGAAACTCAACACTTCAAACGATGGGGTCTGGATAGAAGGGCATCACCCAGATGGTGAGAAGTCAGACTTATTCGACACATACGAAGGACATGTTGCGGACGACTACGCAATCTTCTTTGTCCATACTGTAACAACTCTTGGAGATAAAGATGCGTAAAACTAATGAGCCTTTGAAACAATTACCGAACAGTGAGTACAAGGCAGACTATGCTGAGTACGACGAAGCTGTGCGTTCAGGCAACCTCGTTACTGATTATGACCCAGCAGGAAACATGTGGGGCATTACAGAAAAAAGAACAGACCACGGCTCACAAGACAACAACGCAGACTTTGGTGGCTACCGACTAAGCGGGCCTTGGGGCAAGCAGGAAAGAAACCCACAGCAAGTCGGTTCTATTCGTCCTGACTACGATCCTCGTGCTGGAAGTAAGATGGTCAAGTCTGTAACAACAATCTACGACGGTGCTACTAACACCACAGAAGACGGTTCGTCACGGACGGCAAACTACACAATCACCCACTGGGGTGGCGTTGGCGTTGCGGCTGGTTCTGGTCGGGGCGATATAGTTCCTGGGCTTTACTTGTATTACACGCCTGTTCTCAACGACAGTTTGATTGTCCTTGAGGCACAGTTCTGTATTTACAGAGCGGCAAACACTTACGACATGCTTGATATGATGTGGCGTGTTGGCTCAGACTTCGACGTAGGTGGGTTCCTTTGGCGTGGGTACAACTCTGGGCCAGATATGATTAGACCCAAGCAACAGTTAAATTCATGGGGGTCGGGCATCACGCAACGAGTAGCGTGTGTGCTTAACTCCTCCAACTCAACTCATACGACAGGCCTCTACGGTGCTGGTGATCAAGTCTATTACCAGAGACGCATGACTGTAACCGAATACGAAAACCCAAACCCCTATGGTGAGCCAGTAAATATCTGGACACCTCAATCAATCCACTTCTGATCAGGAGAAATCAAATGCCTACACGTAACTCTTACGGGAAGATGGCGACTGCCAAGAAACTTGGTAAGTCGGCAGTTAAGTCTGGTGCCAAGTCTGGTGCTAACCGAAAGGCCGCTGGTGTTAGAGCGTATGCTGGTAAGACAGCACGTAGACGTTCACTTAAAGCCTAACTAGCATGGAACGGCATCGTTGCCGTTCCTGCGACCAAATAAAAAACGCAGATCAATACTGGTACTATACTGATAAGCGCAGAGCGGAAGGTAATGTCAGAAGGGAAGCGTGTTGCAAGCCGTGTAGAATGGCTGACCGACGCAAGCGCAACAGTTCTTTATCTGGCTACCTTAAAAGAAAAATATCACAACTTAAACATGCGCGTCGTAAACAAGGCGTGTATTTTGAACTGTCTCTTGATGATGTCCTCGACATATATAAGAGGCAGTTTGGTTTGTGTGCCTTAACTGATATGACATTAGAGTATGGTGCTATCCACAAGAACAAATGGGAGAGTAACAACTTATCTATTGACCGCATCCGTGAAGATGAGGGATATACAAAGGACAACATACAGTTAGTAGTGGCCTCAATAAATTTTATGAGAGGGAGATTACCTTTAGATGTCTTCGTGGGATTATGCGGAAGAGTTAGCGGACGGGACAGCCGACGTTGACACCGACCTAGAGTTAGCGCAACGCCCTATGATGGGCGTGGTTAAGGATGATGGGTCGCCAGCAGAATTAGTAGCTCCGATTATTGAGATGATGCCGAACGGAATACTGGTACACTTCAGTCCTGAGAATAGAATATACATGAGCTACATGTCCGCGATGATGTTCTCGTCGGCCTTAACCGAAGGGGCTATGTCAGCCCTAACGATTGAGGTTGTTGATGAAGAGGAAGAGTAGCCGATCCGACACTTAGCAGTTATGTTCTCACCTCTCGGTGCGGGGTGTCTGCGTAGCAGTAGTCGGGCGATACGCCAGTCGGCAAAGCAAGCGTGAAGGAACACACCCCATTATGAAATGGCATCGTACCAGAATGGTACTGGTTGTCCTTTAACCCACTTAGCGAAGTGGGATTTTTCTTTACAGTAATACATTCGATAAGAAGCAACGTGGCTCTTCGACTTGTATTGGTCAGGCATACAGAGAGGTGGGATAGTGAAACCCCCCTCTCTAATATTGGGTGGTGGCTCAGTTAGATGACACATACGATACATAGTCTTGTGCGTAGTGTTATATCTCAACCAGTGTTGGCTCATTAACTCACACATGTGTGCATAAGCCCAACGATAATTACCTGATGTCAGACCACACCACTTAGTCATAGGGTGGTGGGGGTGAGCAATCTTATAAAGCCCATCGTGGTTTTCGCCGTGTTGTCGATGGACGGTTGATAACATTTGTCCAGTTTCAAGAAACATTTTACTAACGTGCTTATCGCACAGATAGCTTGCCGACTTTCTTGGACACATGCTCAGGTGAAATATATTCATGGTGTTTAATCTCCAACGAGTAACCCATGACATTCAGTACAGCTTCGACACTATCAAGTCGTGCGCCATTCTGTTTCATCCATCTACTCATGGTTCGATACCCCAGACCAGCGGCGAGTTCAATGTCAGTTACATTAAACCCACCACTATCAATCAGTCCAAAGGTCTCCTTGAGTAAAGGATTTATGCGTAGGGTTGAGGGGTCAGGCCGAGGCCTTCCCCTTTTATTATTTGTCATGCAGAGTTACCGCCTTTAATTTTTTACAAGCCTTAACCATCTCATCCAGAATTTGAGCATGAGATTTCTTGAAGACTAACGCGCAAGCATGAATGTATTCAGATGCCTCGAAGGATATACCCTTCATAGGTTGGTATCGAACCGCAGTGTTGTCGATCTGCTTCCGCAGTGTTGCCGATTTGCGTTGGCCTTTGTGTCGAAATTTATTTTTAGATTGAGTTCTAATACGAAATAAATCGTCACGATATTCTTTGCGCTTCGGATCAAAGTTTCTGACGGTAGTCGGATCACATTTAAGTAACTTAGCGACGGCATGATAACTCATACCCTCGTTTAATTTCTCTTGAAGAAGTATCAGTGCTTCACCATCCAAGAAGTTGTGCTTCTTGTGGGCCTTATGTTGTGTCGCTGACATGTTGCGAACCTTTCGTTTAGATATGTGGTTTGGTGTGTAGTTGGATATATACTTAACAAGCTAATAGATATAAAACAAGCATTAAATCTTATCAATAGTGTGACAATTATGTGTCAGAGATGTCAAGTAGGGACACAACGACGTGTCTAACAGACCATTGATTTTACTAGGTTTTATTTTCGGAAGACGTGTGAAGACGTGCTTTGGCTCCCCGGGACGGACACGGTAAATGTCCGCTGTAACCCTTGCTGTGCCTAAAATTTCTACCAATTTTTGAAACCTCGTGTGTCAATTATGTGTCAGATATATCAAAGAGGTGTCCGACTACTAACCACTACAGACCTTGCTCTGCTTTGGATAAAGCCTCTGTACCTCATTGTCATGGATATGTCAGCGTGTCCTAAAAGATACTGCAAGTCACCCAAGTCAGCACCATTTTTTGCGGCGAGATATGCAAACGTGTGGCGCAAATCATGTATCCTAATCGGTGGAATATTGAGGTGCATACATGCTCTCTTGACTGCCTTGTTCAAGGTAGCCGAAGCACTCTTGCTATCGTTCCATCTATTCAATCCACGTTTAGGCCAAGCATGTTCGACTAGCTTAGTCACGTCGGGTGTCATGGGAATATCACGAGTGATAGTCTTCTGCTTGTTAGACGTGGTTCGACGTATCTTCACTACCTCTGCACGGAACGACGTTGGTTCGAGGCGAAGCATCTCACTAAGCCTTGCACCAGTATCAACCAACAGTAAAATCTGTGGGTAATAGTTTGGTTCTTTACGTAGGAAGTACATCAGTACGTCGTTCACCTGGTCAGCATCGAGATGAACATCTCTCGCGTCGTCAACGTAGGGCATCATAAACTTAGGACACTTCCAACCATAAAGTTCTGACGCATAGTTCAGTATGGCACGTAGTTGGTTGAGGTATCTTCGGATGCTGTTTGGTTTCAGATGACCCATCGTGTTCACAACATAAGTCTGAACCGACTGAGTTGTTACGTCGTCGAGCCTCGTGCCTTTCCAGTAGTCGCTGATGATATCTATCTTTCTATCCATGTCAGGGGATAGTCGGCCTTCCATCTTCTTGAAGCCGCGATAGTCTTCGATAGCGTTGTCGATAGTCTTGTTGGTCGGGCCATTAAAGTTACGTGTGAGTATCTGTTGCTCACGTTCGATACGTTTTTGCTCCGCCAGTTTCTTTCCGTCGGGATGTGCCACTGGTATGCGAGTGGTTTCTCTCACTCGCTTGCCAGCAAAGGTTCCGACTATGTGATATACGTCACGACGTTTCTCCAATTTTAACATGATTACTTTCCTTCAGTTTGTTGGTGGTAGTTGTGTATTGCTCAGGATGTATAGCCCAATCTTTAGGTAGCCCAGCATAGGTTTCGTACTCTTCTGCCGTGCAATGTTGTAGTGTGGTTCTGTAGTGGGCTACAATCTCACGTCGTTCAGACGTGTTGGTCTTTTTCATTATGCTTCTAACATGTACCTTGGCGGTGCTTTCTTGCACACCAAGTAACCTTGCGATCTCTCTGTTCGTTTTGCCTAGCGATAGTAACTGCATAGTTGCATGTTGTTTCTCTGTAAAACGTATAAGAAAATCCGCATTGCATGTATTCTTCGGGATAGTATCCCTCTCTTCGTGTGGTCTTTCCGATAACCCCACGATTGAGGCACTCATTAACTCGAACGAGCTTTGTAGTAGTCTTATAGTGTCTTCTAAATGAGTTAATCTATTTTCTAATTCATAAATTGTGGTTGCCTTTTTTGTTGTTGTTTTTGTATTCATTATAGTCTCCATTTAAGTTTGCCTCCTGAAAACGGTAAGAGGTCTTGACGAACATTCTCCTAATCGCTCGCCGTTCTTTCGTTGTTACATTGTGTTACATTATTAAGACACGTTATCTCACGTCGATAGACGTTTGTCTAGCTATATTGTGGTTCAGCAAAACAAAGTGTATAGATGTAGTGCTGAACCTTCTTGGTTTGGTGTGTAGTTGTGGGGCAGATGGTGGTTCGTCTGCCCCATTTTTATATGATCGTCTTTTTACCACGAACATATTCATGCAACGGTAGCACAAACTCATCTGTTTCTTCGTCTGGTGTTATACCGCTTTCAATTTGATTACGTCGCAAGTCTGCAAAGGTCTCGTCGATCTCTGCTTGCGCTTCTGCTTCGGTGTTATAGATTTCTAGCAAGCCACTCTCTTGCCCCCATGCTTGATGTCCATTGCACAAGGTATCAATTACAATTACGTAAGCCATCTCCATACTCCTCTTCCGTTTCAAAGTTTATCAGTTCAACTTTCATGCGATCATTTTTGTTTCTTTCGGGCATACCAAAATGCTCCCACAGATCGTCACATTCATCTCCATAAATGTAACCCCAAGTATTTTTACTCATCTTCATTCTCCCATTTTTCTATTTGATTGAGTAAACCCTCAGCACATTCGTGTCTGCCCTCACAGATATCATCAGCTCCATCACATTGCGGATGATTAACCTCATCTATCAACCATGATTTAATCTTGTTAATGAAGGCATCTTTCTGATCTATTGCAGACATGAGATTGTCTCTCTCTTTATGTAGTGCTTTTATATTATCCATTTCATTTTCCCTTCTATATCTTTGGACTGAATGTGTCGTTGATTGCATCATAAACTGTTTGACCCCAGCTTAGTTGTTCAGCATCCGCAATGCTGACAGTACCAATCATAAGGTTGGCACCCTTCTTGTACTGGATAACGTGGTATGGTTGACCACGAACGGCACACAATACAGGCTTACCGTAGGCCTGTAAGTCGTTGACCCAATCAGTATCCAAATCCTTGAACGTCTTGAGGCCCGAACGATTAGTGTCGGGCATCTCCTTCAGGTGATAAGGCCGACGACGAAAGCCTCCCCTATTCTTGGTCGTATGAGATGGGGTCGGGGCAGGAACCCCGACGTGTATAGGCTCTCCAAGCGCGGCGAGCCTATCGTTGCACAACATGATGAGTGTGCGTGTCTCCTTGGCATCCATAGTTGCCATTACTTTTTCAATCATGGTTAGCTTATCCATTGTCTTTATCTCCTTCTAGTGTGAAACCTACGAGCGCATTGTCTAAGCTACACAAGTAGGTCAACTCTTCTTCAGCTATATTTGATGCTTCGTCTTCGTTATCTGCACTGACGTAGACACAAACGACAACTTCTCTAAAATCAAAACTAGTCATCGTCTTTAATCTCCCTTACAAATAATACTTGTGGTTCATAACCGCCAACGAGGTTGACGACTTCTTTCTTGGCTAACTCTTTAGCCGTGAACTCATAGTCGGCATCGGCAATTACCGAACGCCTAACTACAACCTCAACTTCAACTGCAAACTTCTTCATACCTACTCTCCCTTTACTTTGATTAAGTAGTTGCGACCACTCGCATCACGGAACACGGCATTGTCCTTCACGAACTTGTTGATATGCTCGACCAATGCACCACGTTCCAGCGACCAGTCATGGCCCGACTTCCACTTGAGACCACGAGCATCCATCGCAACACCAATGTACTTGGCAATGGTAAGTGTGAAGTCTTCCCAATCATGCCGACCAATCTCTGCATCGGCTTGACCCTTTGCCATAGTCCAGTCGTCGGGCTTGTCAATCATACGCTCCAACTCACACTGTCTGACGTACAACTTCTGTTGCATGACTTCGAGTGCAGTCTCTTCTTGCAATGGCTTGACTACCTTGCGAGGTGAAGCCACGCGGAAGAGGTCAGGTGTGCTATCAGACTGTCGCTTAGTAGTCACAGTCTTGAACACTGGGGTTGGCTTAGGTTTCTCAACGACACCGTACTCAGCAAGTGTGTTGTCAGTGATAGTCTTGGTAATGTTATCTAAAGATTTCGTCATGTGTTTGTTCCTTATTGATTGGATAGGGTTCAGCTAGAGCGATTGCCCTAACTTTGTTGTAGTCACGCAGTCGTACATTCGCTTGCTTGACGCGACGACGAACACGCTTCCAGAAGCTAAGTGGTCTGCCTGGGATAAGACCGAACCACTCAGCGGGGATACGTAGGCCAGTGATGTTACTTGACATTGCGAGCAACTCCTTTGATGAGGTCACTGTTATCAACAGCGAACCGTTCACCAAGTAGTAGCTTGCCAAGCTGATCCATCACTTGTTTGGTTAGGTCGTCGAGGTTTTGCACCACGACGTAGCGAGGGAAGAACTGCCTCACACAGTCATCGAGGATACCAATACCGACAACATCAATTCCCATCTGCTGAATGAAAGCAACACAGTTTGATGTGTGTGAGTAGTGGGTCTTTGGTAGGTCACTTGAGTAGGCAGGCCTACCATCGGACATGGCAATGAAGATACGTCGCTTCTCAGGACGTTGTGCTAGTCGCTCCACTGCATACAACCAACTGTCACCATCAGCATTGGCACCACCAGTACAGTTAGGCATGTTACCAAGGGCGGTACGAGATTGCTTCATCGTCTTTCCGAATGGCTTGAACATGAACATGCTGATACCATCAGTACGGTTGTACTTTACCCCACCTCGCTGACGATCACCGCTCATCCTTACGGTGGTCTTGTGACCAGTAATCTCAAGCGATACGTTGGTGCCAGTCAATGCCTCGCCAATAGCAACGCAACAATCGGTAGCCAACTCAATCTCTTGACCGTTCATTGAACCCGACAAGTCAACGCAGATAGACACCGCAGTATCAATAGCATTGGTCTCTATCTTGCTACGGAATACATTGGGATCGAACTGCATGATGTTGACTAGCCGACGAGTATCCAACTTGCCAGTACGCTTACCACTCTCATGCTTGACACGAGCCGACGACATCAAGGCACGCTCCAACTTACGTCGCATTGTACCTAGCTTGTTGGACATGTTGGATAGACGATTACTGTAGTACCTATCGCCATGCTTATCATCCAAGATACGAGACACTTTGGTAATCAATGAAGTGCCAACCTTCACACCCTTCGGTACACGCCACATGTCTTGGTTTCTATTCAGTACACGATAGCCGTTTTTGGTTTTCTGATTTACCTGATTGACTATGGCATCGAGTGCTTGACCCAACTCAGGGGATACTGGGTCGGGGGCATTGTTCTCAGTCCATACGTCGGCGTGGTTTGGGTCAGTCCCATCTATTTGTTTTGGCTTATCTCCGCTTTGAGTGTCTTTATCTGCTTGTCCTTTGTCATCAGCTTGAGAGCCATGTCCAGTAGAGCTTGTTGGATTTGGAACTGTAGGACTTCCATCATCTCCTTGATTTCCCGTTCCGTTAGTAGGGCCAGACTGCTCGCTATCTTCGGCGCGCCGTCCTCCTCCAGAAGTACGCTCATTATTTGGGGCAGTGCCATTGTCGCCATTGCCGTC